AGTAAATGATTATTTTAGAGGTTGGGTAGACCAGACATTTGAGTGGATGAGGACAGTTCGTAAGGCTTGGGAGAACAAGACCATGCCTGAAAAGAACTACCGATCCAACTCAAAGATCTGCAAGACTTGTCCACTAAGGGCGGTATGCGATCAAGCTGGTAAGGGAGAAATTGAAATCAAGTCTCTGGAGCCTATCGATGAAGCATTGTCAATGGTGTGATGATTCCTTTGAATCAAAAGTAAAGTATCAGATATACTGCACTCCCGAATGTAGGGAAGAAGCAACAAAAGAAAAGATTGCTCAAAGGTATGCTATTGCTAGACGCAACAAGAGGATCAGTCAAAATAGAAAATGCAAGAGGTGTGATCAACCACTTTCAGCTTACAATGATGATCAGATCTGTTTTTCTTGTGTGATCAATCCGAAAGATGTTTCTAAAACATTAAAAGAGATTAAGGGCATGGCAGATGGTAAATCTGAGCAAGCTTAATCCTCAGCCAAAAAACATTTGTTCTATCGATGCTAGCACAAACAGTTTGGCTTTTGCTATCTTTGATTCAAAAGAATTAACGGCTATCGGTAAGATTAATTTTAAGGGGGCAAACACTTATGAAAAGGTCACTGATGCATCGGCTAAGACAGCAGCTTTCTTCAAGGCTTATGGAATTCCAGACTCGGTTGTCATTGAACACACTGTTTTTATCAATAGTCCAAAAACTGCAGCAGATCTTGCCTTAGTGCAGGGGGCAATCCTCGGAGCAATGGGGGTAGCTGGAGTGGACAACATTAAGTCTATTAATCCAATTGCTTGGCAAACCTTTATTGGTAATGGTAGGCTAAACAAAGAAGAGAAGAAGTTGATTAGAGATGACACACCTGGGAAGAGTGAGTCATGGTACAAGTCTAAAGAGAGGGAGCTGCGTAAGCTTCGCACAATGCACTTTGTCGAGATTCAGTACGACAAGATTCTCTTAGACAACGATGTAGCAGATGCCATTGGTATTGGGCATTATGCAATTAACAACTGGGAAAAGCTGAGTTGACAGGAGTTCTTATGGCTGCTAAACTATATACTAATCAGGCGTGGCTTAAAAAGCGTTATCAACTAGATCGCAAAACGCCACAGGATATTGCAAAAGAGTGTGGGGTAAGCGTAGAGACTATCTATGTTTACTTAGCTAAGTTTGGATTAAGGAAGTCAAGACGTTGAGAATAATTAAGCATTTTATTAAAGTTGCAAAGATGCAAATAATTAGAGTTACATGCAAGCATGAGAGTTCGCATGAAGCATCTTGTCCTTTTACGGGCATGACATATATCAATTGTATTAGGTGTTGGAAGAGACTAGGGGTAGTACCAACTGATGAGCAAACAAACAGAAAATAAAATTACAGAAGTTATGGCCAACATCGAGGGGATGTTGATCGCAAAGAATAGGGCCTACGGAGACTCAGCCCTAGATCCAGTCAGGGTATTCTCTAAGCAGGATAACATCGAGCAGCTCTATGTTCGTATTGACGACAAGCTTTCGAGGATCCAGAGGGGTCACGAATATCCTGGTGATGATACTATTTTTGATTTGGTAGGGTACTTGGTACTACTGCTTATTGCAAAGGAGAGAGATGAGAAAGTATAGTGGAGAAGAGCACCTGTCTTTTGATGACATTCTACTGGTGCCACAGCATTCTGGAATTTCCAGTCGTAAAGATGTAGATACATCAGTATCTCTGGGTAGGGGAAGCAAAGCTTTTAGGCTAGGAGTTCCTATTGTGGCAGCTCCCATGGACACTGTCTGCGAGTGGGAGATGGCTGTGGGTATCCGTCAAGCTGGTGGTATTGGAACTCTGCATAGGTATATGCCAATTAGTGAGCAGGTTCGTCACGTAAAGATGGCAAGGGCCAATGGGACAATCGTTGGAGGATCTGTTGGTGCAGTGGGTCAGTTCGAACTCGACGCATCAGATCTGCTTGAAGCTGGAGCAGCATTTATTCTAATTGATGTTGCTAATGGACACAGCGATCACGCGGTAGAAGCAACTAAGAGACTCCGTAGAATGATGGGCAAAGACATTCATATTATGGCAGGCAATGTTGCAACGTGGCAGGGATATGAAAGGCTGGCAGACGCTGGTGCAGATTCTGTTCGCGTAGGCATTGGTGGGGGCTCTGCTTGCACAACTCGCGTTGTTACTGGACATGGCGTTCCCACTCTTGCATCTATCATGGATATTCGTAATAATTTTAAGTTTGGCGAAGGTCCAGATATTGTTGCCGATGGTGGAATTAGAAACTCTGGAGATGCCGCCAAGGCTCTTGCTGCTGGTGCTAACGCTGTAATGCTTGGCAGAATGCTGGCTGGAACAAAGGAGTCTCCTGGCGAGATCATTAATGGTCGCAAGGTATTCAGGGGCATGGCTTCTGCAGAAGCTCAGCACGAAGGACGTGGCACGGTTTCTGGGGTAGAGGGAATTGCTACAACAGTTCCCTTTGTCGGAGAGGTCTCAGACATCGTAGAAGAGTTTGCAGCTGGTCTAAGAAGTGCAATGTCTTATGCGGGTGTGGATAACCTTGTTGACTTCTACCACGAGAGTGTGTATAATAGAGTATCGAGTAATTCGTTAAACGAAACGAAACCACACGCAAAGGAGTAAGATGCCTCGTCGCAAGAAGGTAGCATCAAAACCAAGTCCGTTTACTATGGAGCCTTACATGGAGGCAGATGGCTTTCCCATTAATGCTGGTGACATTGTTAAGGTTAAGGGCGAATACGGAACTAAGTTCCAATTTCGTGGAGTAACCACAAACACCCTGACAGGCGCTACTTGGGTTGACTGCTTCGAAATCTTTAGGGGTAAGCCTCAGCAGTTCCGTGCATTTAAGCAGGACAGAATCAAGCGAGTGCCCCAGCGTGGAAAGCGAGCAAAGCGTGTCAGCAAATCCTGAAGGCGAGCTAGTACAACATCTAGACACAGTAAACAAGGTTGTGGGAGAATACCTAAAGGGTAGCGATCCCACAAAGATTTCTAAGCAGCTGTCTATCCCACGCACAAAGGTTGTGCAGTACCTTAATGAGTGGAAGCAGATGGCATCAGCTAATGATGCGATCAGATCTAGGGCCAGAGAAGCTCTCACGGCTGCTGACGAGCACTATAGCAGACTGATAGCTAAGTCTTATGAGGTTATAGACGATGCCGACACAAACGGGGACTTGAGATCAAAGGCTGGAGCCATCAAGCTAGTTATGGACATCGAGTCCAAGCGTATTGAAATGCTACAGAAGGCTGGTCTTCTAGAGAACAAAGAGCTGGCAGAAGAGATGATGGAGATTGAGCGTAAGCAAGATATCCTAAAGCGAATCCTTATGGACGTTGCTAGCGAGCACCCTGAAATCAGGGACAAGATTATGAAGAGGCTATCTGAGGTTGCAAGCGGAGGAGAAACCATTACGGTGGTCCACGATGTTTGATGATTTTATGGAGGTGCTGGCCGATAGCCCATTTGAAGAAGAGCCAGTAGATGCCAAGACTTTTGTGGAAGGCGAAGATTATTTGGGGCAGCCACCCCTTTCTGATATTCAGTATGACATTGTTAGAGCAATGAGTCAGATCTATAAGAAAGATGATTTAATTAAACTAATGGGCTTTGAAGAGGGCTCTAGGTTTTATAAAAAGTACACCAAGAACGAAATCATTCTGCAGCTAGGCAAGGGTAGCGGTAAAGACTTCGTATCTACCGTTGCTGTAGCATTTATCGTATACAAGCTTCTATGCCTTAAGGATCCAGCCAGGTACTACGGTAAGCCATCAGGTGACGCTATTGATATTATTAACGTTGCTATCAACGCACAGCAGGCCAAGAACGTGTTCTTCAAGGGCCTAAAGACTAAGATTGAAAAGTCCCCATGGTTTGGTGGCAAGTACTTTGCAAAGATGGATTCGATTGAGTTTGATAAATCTATTACTGTTTATTCTGGACACTCAGAGCGTGAGTCTCATGAGGGTCTAAACCTTTTGGTTGCAGTGCTCGATGAGATCTCTGGTTTTGCCAATGAGGTTGGTACTGGTAATGAGCAGGGTAAGACTGCAGATAACATCTACAAGGCCTTCCGTGGTACTGTAGACTCTCGCTTTCCCGATCTAGGCAAGGTAGCCCTTCTATCCTTCCCACGTTATCCTGGAGACTTTATCTCCACCAAGTACGACGATGCCATTATGGAAAAAGAGGTTATCCAAAGGCACCACACATACGTAATGAATCCTGATATTGGAGAAGACACACCTGGGAATACTCTGGATATTACCTGGGACGAAGATCATATCATTACTTACAAGTATCCAAACATGTTTGCTCTTAAAAGACCAACCTGGGAAGTAAACCCAACAAGGTCTATTGATGACTTTAAACTAGCATTCTTTACTGACATTGGGGATGCCATGATGAGGTTTGCCTGCGTCCCCACCTTTGCTTCTGATGCATTCTTTAAGCAGCAAGAAAAGGTTAGATCAGCAATGACGGTTAGGAATCCACTAGATTCCTTTAGAAGATTTGATGAGAACTTTAAGCCCGATCCCGACAAAAAGTATTACGTACACGCTGACCTTGCTCAGAAGCATGACAAGTGTGCAGTGGCGATTGCCCACGTAGACAAGTGGGTAAGTATTCAGGTAATGAAAGATTATGAGCAGGTAGTGCCTGTTGTAGTCGTAGATGCCGTTGCTTGGTGGGAGCCAAAGGTTGAGGGACCAGTAAACCTTTCAGAGGTTAAGCAATGGATTCAAAACCTGAGAAGGCAAGGCTTTGATCTGGGCATGGTTAGCTTTGACCGCTGGCAGTCATTTGACATTCAGAATGAACTCAAGGCTGTTGGCATTAGAACTGAAACGGTATCGGTAGCAAAGAAGCACTACGAGGACATGGCGATGCTTGTGTATGAAGATAGGCTAGCAATGCCGTCGATCGAACTTTTATTTGAAGAGCTAACACAGCTTAAGATTATGAAAAACAACAGGGTGGACCACCCTCGTAAAAGCTCTAAGGACCTTGCTGACGCTGTCTGTGGTGCTGTATTCGGTGCCATCTCTCACACCCCTCGTGATAACTTTGGAGAGGTAGAGATTCATACTTTTAGAGACAGACCCAGGAGAGATGTTGCGGATCTGCCAGATAATGTGATAAACTATAAGCCTAAAGAAATGACCGAAGAGGTCAGAGATTACCTTGATCAATTCAAGATGATCTAAATATTGGGTATATTTTCAGGTTTGACCACTAGACTTTGTGTAAAGGGAGAGTATAATTGTTACCTATTGACATCGTTTACTTCTCAAATTATTCGGGGAATACCCAC